ACTGGTACACAGGGCATACAAGGTTTACAAGGAACTATAGGCTCTCAAGGAACTGCAGGATATGTAGGATCCAATGGAGCACAAGGAACCACAGGCTCACAAGGTACTATTGGTCTTCAAGGTTTTACTGGAACTACTGGTGCACAAGGCGCTATCGGCGCTACAGGCTCCCAAGGTGTTACTGGTACAACTGGTATCCAAGGAGCAACAGGAACAACTGGCGCTCAAGGCACTACAGGTACAGCAGGTCTACAAGGAACTACTGGTGCTTCTGGAATCGTTACTGTAGGTAATGGTCTTCAGTATGTATCTGGTACTGGAACACTCTCTCTTCAGTCTGTAACAGGTACTGGTTACACAACCGTACTATCTCAGTCACCTACCCTTGTTACACCTAATATCGGTGCAGCGACTGCAACCTCTGTTTCTGTTGGTTCTCTGACCTATACACCTGCAAACGCACTCTTTACTGCAGCAAGTTCTACGAACAATTACAACCAAATGATTATCCAGAACTCGCTTCAGGGTACTCAAGCATCTGCTGACGTTATTGTTAACAACAACTTGTCTACAGACTCTAGTTACTATGGTGACTTTGGTATTAACAGTTCAGTTTTCTCTGGAACTGGAAGCCTTTCATTACCTAACGCTACGTACTTGTATTCAGCAAACGGTGATCTTGCGATCGGTACGTCTACCTCAAATGCTTTGCACTTTGTAGTTAACAGCAGTGCTACTGACTCATTAACGATTTCTACTCTAGGAGCAGTCTCTGTAACAAGCACAGCCGCTACTAACATTGGTATGGTTGTTGTGGGTGCGGCTTCACAAAGCGCAGATCTTCAAGAGTGGCAGAACTCATCGAACACAGTGCTGGCTAAGATTGACTCAAAGGGTAACCTTACCGCTAATAACTACCCAGGATTGTTTGTTGAAGGCTTCTTGCTTGGTGGCATGTAACTAAGCGTGTTGCTCTTTCCAAATGGTTGCTAGGTTATTACGAATAGCGTTCTTGTAATCTTTGTTAATCTTTTTGTTCTTTAGTATCTCATGAAATAGTTGGCGAGCCTCTTCAGACCGTCCTATCCACCAACCTGATACAGCCTTTTCAAACTCTAAGCAATAACGATCGTAGTAGCCTACGTCTGCAGGTAGTGGTGCTACATCTGGTAGTGATAGCCCTACCTCTGCCCATGTGTAGCACTCTTGCCAATTTCCTTGTTGCTCATGGAATTGAGATAACAGAAAGTATGCTTCAGGACGAGCAGGTAACACTGTCAATGCTTGAAAGATGCAGTTAGATACCGTGTGGATACGATCATTTTGATTTAAAAAGCAGATAGACATACGTAGCAAAGAGTTATAAATGATCTCTTTGTCTTCTTCAGTTCCGTATTCAGCAACTCTTAGGTAGAAAGAAACGGCACTAGCAGTCTGCTTGAGTCGATCGTACTCTTGCGCTACAGCAAAATTAAGGACTGGATTAAACGGGTCTTGAGACAGATCAACAATCAAACTTTCTATACGATCAGTTCTCATAGTTTAAGGCCTCCGTAATCATGCTCTCAACAACCGACTTAGGAACTTTAAGAATAAAAGCAGCGTTGTCACTTACACTAAAACTTAAAAGTAAGTCATCTTCATAAACGGCTGCGCCTACACAAAACTCGATTCTGAAGTCTAGAAAAGTAAAGGGTGTAGGAGACAACCCTATGATATTAAACTCATCGTCCCACAAGACAAGCCTGTGTCGATAAATGCCATCTTTTTGACTTAAGTAGTTTTTGAAAAGGTCAACTTCATGAGTGATGGAGATGTACCTACTACCCCACCTAATAAGTTGGGAACTTCCCCGTTGATCAGCAGGGGGTGCAAACGTTGGTTTAACAATGACTTGCTCACAAGAGTCTGTCCATGGCTCTGCATAGACGATCTCTGTGGGCATTGTCCACTTTATAAAGTGGTAAGGCTTATCAAGGATTGGATAGTGGTTTTTCTCGCAGTATGAGTTGTTGGGTGGTGGGGCTGGAATGCGTTGGCGTCTGGTCTCTTTGGCTGTCCACTTCGTCTTATCAATATCTAGAAGAGTGTACTCCATGCGACCCTCTCCCGTGGTTGTGGTGTCTCGGCGCACTCCGATCAAGAAGTAATCACCATTCCACTGCACAAGTCGGGCATCCTCTAGGCCTACAAAGGTCCAGATAGGGGTATGAAGATTGAGCATCTCCACTTTCGTAGAGTGTGTAACCTCAAGGTCATTGTTTAGTTTAACAAGGTAGTTTTCAGTTGCTAACCGTTGGTCTTGTTCGGGATGAAGGTAGGATAAAGGTCCCCATTTAGATGGGAACTTCTGTTTGTTTTCTGAATGAACAAGTATGTAATTAGTGGCTCTTACATTGACTAGGATATCCCCATCACTGTCGATAAAGACCGAGGGGTTCATTATAGCGACCTCAGTATGAGGAATGACTATGGGGGCAAGTTTGCCGCCTTGAGATACCGCCCTTTGTACAAGATTCATGGGGGCTAATCTAGTAAACCTTTAACAGTTTAGCAACATAAACTAGGCGGCTTTCTCTACCCTTTCTTTATAACCTTCTAAAGGAGTCCCATGGCTACGTCTTATCTTCAGTTGGGCCAAGCACAGGCGGGCACCTCTGCCACCTTGCTTTACGCGGTCCCATCATCAACCGCTGCAGTTGTATCGAGCATTGTGCTCTGCAACACAACCAACGCAGCAGCGACCATCAACGTTTTTAGCAACAAGGCGGCAACAACAAACACTGCGGCTACAGCCCTTGTCTACAACTTGACACTCCCTGCATACACAACGCAGACCTTTACTCTCGGTATTACTATGAACTACAGCACTGCAGCAGACACACTTTATGTACAGAGTGGAACTGCCAATGCTATTACAGCAACAGCATTTGGAAGCCAGATCGCATAATGGCGCAAAATAATCAACCTGGTGCAGCAATTGTCACAGACAATGCGATCAGTAGCCGTGTCTTCTTAGGAAATACGTCTCCCTCATATCCAGTTGCAGGTGATTTCTGGATGGATAATACGGGCGGCTCTTATGCTACCCAGACTGTCTATCAGTACACCGCCACAGGTGGCGAGACCTCTGTTACCACAAACTACACAATCAATGGTGAGTTGGTGTTCCTTAATGGTGTGAAGTTGATTCGCGGAACAGACTACACCGCAACTAACGGAACGTCCATAACAGGGCTAACTGCTCTGGTTGCTGGAGATTTGCTAGAAGTAGTCAGCATGACTACCTCAACAGTAAGTGGATCTGTACCACTAGCAACTCTTACTACTGCTGGAGATATCGTTGTAGCAACAGGTGCCTCAACAGTAACTCGTTTAGCCGTAGGAACTAACTATCAACAAATTGTCCCAGATTCAACTCAATCAGATGGTCTTCGTTGGGGCGATGACAACAACATCCTCAATATTATGGGAGCGTACTTATAATGGCTGTATCACCTGTAGTTTTTTACCGCGGAGCAGCGGCTACATCTAGCACTACTCTTTACACAGCGGGTTCAACTGAAAAAGACATCATCACCAACATCGCTGTTGCTAACACATCGGGTTCTGCTCAAACAGCGACCATCACTATCGATGGTATCGCGTATGTCTCAGGAATCTCAGTACCTGCAAACTCAACAACAACTATTGATCTTAAGCAGCCTATGCTCTCTTCAGGTACTGGAAAGATCATCGCAGGATTTGCATCAGCCACTTCAGTCAACTTCCACATTACGGGGGTAACACTTTAATGGGTACATCCAATATTGGAGGAGCAACAACCTCTTCCCCTATTAAGTCTATCCAGTCTGGCAGTGCTTCTACTGCTGGTACTATTACTATTACTTCTGTTAACACATCTAAAGCAGTTATCATGTCTTTTTCTACTGGATCTACTGGCGCTGTATCTGTTAGCGGTGGCATGAACGGTATGAACATTGGCCTTAACGCTGCTAATGGTGGTTTGTATGGTTTAGCAAATCCCATTTATAATTCCTCCGATGGGCAAATTTGGTTCTCAAGTTATTTTTCATCTAACATTGGTTCTGTTTATGGAAATCTTACTTCTGGTCTTCAAAACTTTAGTGCTCTCAATGCTAATAATGGCAATGCAGTTTGGAGTGGATGGAAAGGAAATAATATGAGCAATGCTAACAGCACGACAGGCTTAAGTTATAGCGGGTTATATAACCCAGTAAACGTTAACGCGGCTAACGGTTCATCTTCTGGTGCTAACTTTAACAACGGCACAACATCTCTTACAGCAGCACAGTATGGCGCTTACCTTACCAACTCAACAACTATCACAGTAACTGGACCTTGCCAATGGCAGGTAGTGGAGTACAACTAATGGCTACTTATGTACAATTCAAAGACGGCGTGGCACATGCTCACGTTACAACAGATGGTGATTTGTCTGGTTATGGGTTTCAAGAAGTAACCTGTAGCGGACATGAACATCTTGGTCAACGCTGGGATGGAACTCAATGGTTAGATGCTCAGCCTATTCGCTATGCGATCTTGGATGACACCAATACTATCGTTCAAATTAACACCACACTTTATGCTTCAGAAGTTCAAGGAAAGATTCTTGATGACTCTGCTATTAGCATTAACTGGACCTTTGATGGTACAAAGTTTAATCCACCAGTAACTGCTCTTGATCAGATTATGGCAGCACAAGCAGCCTCTGCTCAAAAAGAGGCAGAGTTCTGGGCTAATGAAAAGGCAAAGCAAGAGGCTGCAGCACAAGAGGCTGCAAATATTCCAAACCCACCAGCAGCAGTAGAAGCCCCATCGACTACAACATCGGAGAACCCAATTGCGCCTACTCAAACATCAACAGACTAAAGAGATCACCTTTACCAATACTTTAGGGGTAGATGATATTTACGCCCCTGAAGTAGCGGCAAAAAACATACCTAATTGGTATAAGAATACCTCTAATCGTATTGGTGAAAAGAAAGACCCAAGTTCTACGCCTACTATTAAAAAATGCATACCAGTATTTGATGCTATGACATTGGGGTATTACTTAGTGACAAGTGTGGATGTCTATGTCAAGCAGACTGATGGAGACCCAGAGTTTATCCCTGCACAGCAAAACCACTTTAAGGCGATTGATTTCCACCCTGTCATGCAGGCTTCAAAGCATCCCGATTCTCATGGTATGCCATTTCCTAAGTGGATTAACTCCTGGGCAATTAAAACCCCAAAAGGGTACTCGGCGCTATTTTTAGCCCCGCTTCATAATCCCAACCCGTACTTCACAGCCTTCCCAGGATGCGTGGATACAGATGAATACTCGGCCCCAGTTAATTTTCCCTTCCAGTTAAAAGACCCAAAGTTTGAGGGGCTTATTCCAGCAGGAACTCCTATAGTTCAGGTAATACCTTTTAAAAGGGATGCATGGAAACGCACCCTAAGTAACGATGTCCAAGAAGTAGACAAGATTACAAGGAAGTTAAACAGCCAAATGTTTGATCGATATAAAAGATTGTTTTGGACCAGAAAAGATTTTAAATAAGAGATAAACTACATTGTAGTCTTTACCTGTAAAGGGAGTTAAATGACAAACGCTAGACAAGAAGCCGCCTTTGTAGAGGACTTAACCGCCAAAGGTGACATTATCGTTGCCTCTGCCGCACATACTCCTGCGACTCTCAACGTTGGTACAAACGGCCAAGTACTTATGGCTAACTCTTCTGCTACTACAGGTGTTAACTGGGCAACTATTTCTACAAAGCCTTATACAACTACTGCAATCTCTACAGCGACAACTGCAGTTGCGTATAACCACTACATGGTAACTACCTCCTCTGCCGTTACATTGACCCTTCCAGCAACCGCAACAATTGGTGACTGGATCCGCGTCTTTGACGCCACAGGCTCAGCAAATACCAATAACATTACTATTGCGCCTAATGGATTAAACATCCAAGGCTCAGTACAAAACCTTATAATTGACGTTGCATATGGCACCGTTGGTCTTGAATATGTGGGCGCTACTTATGGATGGAAGGTACTCGTATGACCCTTAACCTATCAACTCTTTACGGAAGCGTTGGTCCTACAAACACCAACATCGCTGATGCAGTTGCTGCTGATTCCAATATGGCTGCAACTATCTCTGCTAACGTACCGTCTGCATCTACTATTGCTTCTGCCGTAACAACTGCTGGTAACTCTGCAGGTTGGGGAGCCACTGGATTTGCTGATAGTTGGACACTGTTAACAAATACTTCTCTTGGAAGTAGTTCTTCAATTACTTTAAGTTGGTCAGGAACTTACAAAAAAATTATTGTAATAGGAGTGAGCATTACAGGGTCTGCTACTACTACTTTAGGTTTTAGACTAAATGGGGATACATCATCAAGTTACTCTTTTGGATTGTTTAATGCCTCAACCAATAACTATCAAATCCAAAATTCTGGTTGGTACGGCGTTTCTTCAACAGCATCAGGTGCGCCTTCTTTTTTTAGAATGACACTAGATGCACCTAATTCCAGTTCTATAAAAGTAATGGATTGGGTAGGATTTTCTCAAAATGATGGCGCTCCTTATTTAGGAAATGGTTTTTGGAATAACACTTCTTCTGTCACATCTTTTAATATCTATACTGGAAATAGCGCAACACTTAACGGGAACATTTATGTATATGGAGTTAACTAATGACTAGACCACTAGTAACAATCGTTCATGGCCTTCCAGATGACCCTGACCATGTAAATGAGACTCGTGAGATGAACGATGCCGAGTTTGCTCAATATCAACTTGACCAAGCAACGGCACAAGAAGAAGCAGCAGCACAAGCAACTGCAGATGCTGCAGCCCAAGCAAAGGCTGATGCTGCTCGTGCAGTACTTGAGAAGTTGGGCATCACTGAAGATGTACTTAACACATTGCATGGGGCGATCTCTGCATCTCCAACAACAGGAGCGTAATTAAATGGCAGTCAAAAGATATGATGGTGTCCAGTGGGTCACCTATGCAGGTGCTGGTATACAGGGCTTGCAAGGTACTACTGGTCTTCAAGGCACCACAGGTACTCAAGGACTTACAGGTACTACTGGTACTCAAGGTACTGCTGGCTCTAACGGCTCAAGCGGTACATCAGGCGTATTTGCGGCTAACATCATCTCATCAAGTGGTACAACAATGGCTACACAGAATGCCTACTTTGTTACCACCTCTGCTGGTGCTATCACTTTGACATTGCCTTCTTCCCCTTCAGTTGGAGCAGAAATCCACGTCTTTGACGCAACAGGCAACGCTCCAACAAATAACATTACTGTTGCTAACAATGGCTCAAATATAAACGGCCAAAGTACAACACTTCTTATTGACAAAGCATACGCTGGTGTCACATTGATCTATGTAGGTTCATCCTACGGATGGAGAGTCTCATAATGGCTATCAGTTATTCTTCTTTGGGCGGCGCACTGACTCCGACCACTCAAATTTTTACATCCACTGGAACGTGGACATCTCCTGCTAACGTAACTTCGGTAGAAGTATTTCTTGTTGCTGGCGGCGGTGGCGGAGGTTATTGTGGGTCAAATGGCACCTCGAATGTGTACGCCGGCGGTGGCGGCGGTGGTGGGTTTGCTATGCGTAGAACTATCTCAGTATCTCCTAGCACTGCTTACACAATCACCATTGGTGGAGGAGGTTCGGGAGGAACAGGTTCTACTGGAACTCCATCAACTGCAGGAAGTAACGGTTCCAATAGTTCTTTTGGATCTCTTATTACTGTTAATGGCGGCGGTGGTGGCTCGTCTGTAGGCAGCGCATTAAGTGGCCCTTACGCTAACGTCGGTGGCAATGGAGGTGGTGCCCTAGCGAATGGAGGGGCGAGTTCCATTGGGGGAGCGGGTGGTGGTGGCGGTAGTTTTTCCCCAGGATACGGAAGTATTACGTATAACTCCTACGGTTATACAGGTGCTTCTTCTGGAAATCAAGGAACTCCTGGCGGTCCTCTTGCCAATGGATCCGGCGGAACGATGTCTGGAGGTTTAGGGATAGATGGATTTGGCGGCGGAGGTGGCGGAGGTTATTTCTGGCCCAGCGGTTATGCTTTCGCGATGGGATACGGTTCAAGCGGTGGTGGTAATGGTGGGTATGTAAACTCAGGAGGAAGCGTTTCAGGTTCAAATGGAACTGCAGGTGCAACAAACTCAGGTGGTGGTGGTGGTGGGGCGTCTTTTGTATCTAACAACTCTGCAGGAGGTTATTCGGGTTCTGCTGGTGGTTCTGGTTATTGTCGTATTACGTATTTGACATGAGGAGAAAATAAATGGAATGCAATCCAACTAATCATATTGACGAATGTCCTCACGCTTTTATTAAAAATGGCGTGGTAGAACATATACTTGTATTCAAAGAGGATGACCATGGCAATACAGATCTATTTACATCTGTCCATGCACTTCATGGAACAGATACCGTAGTTTGTCTTTGTTCGCTTAATGTAGACGTAGTGCCTCATCGTTGGTCAACATGGGACGGGACTTCTTTTACCCCCCCTACCCTTGATTATCTCTATAGCATTGGAATTGCTCAGGAAAACCAAGCAATGTTTGAAGCACGTAATGCAGCAGAAGCAACCGATAAAACAACTCCAACAGCGTAGTCATGCTACAGTAGTGCCCTAACTAAGGAGCACTACATGGACAACGTTACAGAGATCAAGCCTTCCCACAAGGTATTTACATACAACGTCAATATGCTTGTTCAGATATTTGGCGATGATGAGTCTGCCGCTAAAGATCGCCTAGATAAAGAGGGCGGCTTTGTATCTAAGCGCGAAGTTACCTTGGTTAATACTGCGGAATTGCATAACGAATTCCCTGAGTAAACAGGCCTTAGTACTTTTTTTCCAGAACCTATAAGGGAGAATACTAACCATGCGCGGAGACCAACGTATGGGTCGATTCTCTATCGACTATGAGACCATGTCCAATGATGAGGGCACGGTCGATGACCTACGTATCCCTGTAGGTAATCAAGTTGAATGGTATGTGTGGGATCCAGAAGCGCTTATAGATAATGCCTCAACTTGGACTGATCCTGTCTATGATACCTCTAACCAAAATGTTGGTGGAGGAATTCAATGGAACGCTGCAATTGTATTACCTGTTATCTCTGCCAGAGTAAACCGCGGCGATAACGAGCCAAACGAGCGAGGCTTCTATACAGTCGATACCATGAGCCTTACAGTTGCTGTAGCAGATCTCAACCGTTTAATCCCAAGCATGGTGACAGACCCTACAGATCATATTAAAGACCTGATCGTATTTCAGAACGATGTCTATCGCCCTACACGTGTTGCTCCCCGTGGACTTTATGCTAATCGATACGCAGTTCTTTCCGTTGATTGCAACCAGGTCAACTCCGAAGAACTTGTTAACCTCCCGCAATTTCAATCCTACGCTAACTAAGGAGATGCTATGCCAAATGATGAAAACGATATATTCGATGATGAACCAAGCCTAGATGATCTTCTAGACGCAGGTTTAATATCCGAAGATTTATACGATGATTTAATGGAGGATCTCGATGAAGAAAATGACTGATAAGAGTAAGATCAAGAAGGTAATGGAAGAATACAATGAAGGTAAACTTCATTCAGGTTCCAAAAAGGGTCCAGTAGTAAAATCAAAAAAGCAGGCTGTTGCAATCGCGCTCAGTGCTCAACGAAAGAAATCAGGTAAATAGAATGGCTAAAGAAGCAAAACTAGGTACAGGATCTCGCTTCAAGAAAGTTGAAGAAGAGGCGAAGAAGTCTGGCGCTAAGAACCCTGCAGCAGTTGCTGCTGCTGCGGGTATGAAGAAGTACGGTGTTAAGAAGATGGAAGCAATGGCCCAAAAGGGTAAGAAGAAGTAATGCCTAAGAAAAAAGACAACCCAGCATTTGTTGAGGCTGGTGGCAAAGGTCATCGTGTCTACAAGCGCAAGGATGGCGATGTTATTGTCGACCACGTTGGCAAGAACAATGGCAAATGGGACAAGATTGATCTGACCGATAAGGCTGGAGTCAAGACTGTTAAACAAGGTGTTCTCTCTGTAAAGCAATGGCATAAGTCCCATGGCAAACACGGAGAATAATAAGCCTAAAGAGGAGAAGCCAGAACCACCTGCAACGTTAACTATAGGTGTTCCTGGAAGACCCCCTCGTTCTACCCACAAGATATACAAAAACGAGATGGGTGAAGTTATGGTGGATCATACTCATCATCGTAAGGGCACAAGTGCAACTCATAATTTAACGCATAAGAAAGGTATTACCTCTGTAAAACAGGGTGTGACTGCCTTTAAGACTTATCACAAGAAAAAGGGAATGTAATGGCTGAAACACCAGCATGGCAAAGAGCCGAAGGAAAATCAAAAAAAGGTGGACTTAATGAGACGGGTCGTAAGTCTTACGAAAAGGCTAATCCTGGGTCAAACCTCAAGCCTCCAGTTAAGAAGGGCGACAATCCTCGTCGTGCATCCTTCCTAGCACGTATGGGCAATATGCCAGGACCAGAGCATAAGCCTAATGGCGAACCTACTCGTTTGCTTTTATCGCTTCAAGCATGGGGCGCTTCATCTAAGGCTGATGCTAAGAAGAAGGCTGCAAACATCTCTAAGAAGAATAAAAATGGCAAGTAAGCCAATCTGGGAAACAAAGAACCCAAAGAAAAAATCCACCCCATTGTCCTCTGGGCAAAAGGCATCGGCTAAGGCTCGTGCTGAAAAGGCTGGTCGTCCCTGGCCCAACGCAGTCGATAATATCTGGGCATCAAAACAATCGAAAGGCAAATAGCATGTGTAAGAGTTGTGGATGCGGCTGTTCAAAGCCAAACTGTAAGGGTGCCTGCAAGAAGGCAGACAAGAAGCAAGATGCCAAGGTAATGAAGGGGATGACCCCTAAAGAAAAGGCAGAGTTTAAAAAAGAAGATAAGAAGATGGACGCTAAAAAACCATCCCCTAAAAAAGACAAAGAGATGGACAAGGCTTTAGCCAAGAAAATCGAAAAGAAGTAAGACTTAGCCCTGAGAAATCAGGGCTTTTTCTTTACCCTTATACCAACGGACCACCGTGCTGGTGCCCGCCACAGTTCCCACTGGTTGCGATAAAGGGGTAGTTAATGGCACATAAACC